TTGCCTTGAAATTATGAAAGGTATACCAGATAAGAGTGTGGATATGATACTTGCTGATTTACCTTATGGAACAACGGCTTGTAAGTGGGATGTAGTTATTCCTTTTGAACCTTTGTGGGAACAGTATAAGCGGATAATCAAAGACCGTGGGGCTATTGTATTGTTTGGGAACCAGCCATTTACCACATTGCTCATTGCTTCAAATTTAAGTGGGTTTAAGTATTGCTGGCAATGGGATAAGAAAATCCCGGCAGGAATGTCTTACGCAAGGTTTAGACCTATGCAACAAACAGAGGATATTGCGGTTTTTACAAGTGATGGTGGCCCAAGTGTGTATTTTCCCCAGATGATTAAAAGAGACAAGCCCATAAAGTCCGGTGGTACGAAAAAGTCCGAGTCAGCTCCAATAGCCTATAAAGACCCCGATTTTAAGAAAACTTACGAAGAAAAACAACCAGTGACACTCATTCAATTTGACAAAATACGCAGAGGAAGTCTCCACCCTACCCAAAAACCAGTAGCCCTATTTGAATATCTAATTAAAACCTATACTAACGAAGGGGAAACAGTTTTAGATAACTGTATGGGTAGTGGAACAACTGGGATAGCTTGTAAAAATCTCAACCGTAACTTCATCGGCATTGAACTTGACCCTTTGTATTTCAAAATTGCAGAGAAGCGAATAAATGAAAATCTATAAAATCACAGAAGCGAGCGAATATCTTGGGGTGTCTATCAACACGCTCAAGACACTTGCCAACAATGGAAAAATAAAATCTTTCAAGACTACTGGTGAACATAGGCGTTTTAGGCAGGAAGATTTAGACGCTTATATGGGTGTTGAGAAAGAGAAGCAAGAAAAGTTGACTGTGATTTATGCCCGTTGTTCCACCGCCAAACAGAAAGAAAACCTTGAGCGGCAAAAAGACAGGTTGAGAAAACACGCAGAAGCCAAAGGTTACAAGTATGTTTTGATTGATGAGATTGCCAGTGGGATAAACGAGAAACGAAATGGCATACACAAGTTAATCAAGATGTGCTTTGAAGGCAAAGTTGAACGGGTGTTGATTGAATATAAAGACAGGCTTGCCAGATTTGGGTATGAATATCTTGATGCCATTTTCTCTAATCTGGAAATCATAGTTGAAATAATGGAAGTGAAAGACAAGAAATATGAAGAAGAATTGGCAGAGGATATTATGAAAATTCTCACCTGTTATTCAGCAAGATATTACGGTGCGAGAGGTGGCAGAAATAAGAAAATTAAGGTCGAAAATGAACCAGACGAATCTAATGGAATTTGAAAAGGAGGTTTATATGTCTAGAAAAAAGAAAATTGTAAAAAATATTCAATCACAACCCTCACTATTTGAAACAAAAGAAGATACTCTTATCAAAAAAGAAAATTTAAATAAAAAAGAAAGGAAGCCTAGAGAAAAGAAGCCTAAGTTGTCTAAAATAGAAAAGAAAGCAAATTTACTTGCTAACAGAATTGGAAAGAATCAAAGTGGCTTGTGTATTATAGAAAAAGCTGGACGATTTTTTATCGCTCAAAGAATAGAAGTAAAAGGAAAAAAGGATAAGTTTAAAAATATTTTTTCATATCCAACCCTAGAGTTTACACAACAAGTAGCAAGTCAACTTTCAGAAAATTTAAAAATTCCTTATAATTCAACACCAATTCAAAAGCAAAAAAGAGAGAAAAAAGAAAGAGAAGGTAAGTTTGAGGTAGATCATTCTTTGTTTAAAGAATATAAAGGTCATTGTCTTATATTTCTTGATTTTGGTACAATTTGGCTAGAACAAAATAATAAATTTCATTGTCAAAGAAATTATGAGAAGATTGATGGAGCAAAGATATATGAACTCTATGGAAATGGAAAATTTAGTGGAAGTTATAACAAGTGTAAAGATCTTTTAGGATTGTATTCTGATGATGTAAAAAAGAAAATTTTAAAAGAAGTTAGTAGATATGGAAATTTTGAAGATAGCAATTCTGTTAGAGTAGCGATGGAGATGAGTCCAGTAGAGATAGTAGTTAGTGACACCGGGGTAGGATTTATGTATAGGGAGGTTATATGAATATAGCTATTGGTTGTATGATAATTCAGATTGCCTTAGTTATATTTGGTATTTTCTATGTTTCTTACTTTAAAGGTATTACTAATATACTTCTAGGGTGGTTTCTTGTTTTAGCAAATTTGATTGGTTTAGGAATTAACATTAGTATTTTAGTGAGATGAGAATAAAAATATATTTGAAATTTTTAGTAGAAATACTTATAATAATAGTAATAGTATATGTAGGAGAATAGAATATTATGTTTAATAAGAATCTAATTAAAAGAATTAAAACTTTGGAAAAAGAAAATGAAGAAAATAAAAAAGAAATTAAAATTTTGCGAGAAAACTATCTTAGATTGACTTATATTGACAAACCATTATCTTATTTTTCTGAAGAAATGAGACTTTATGGAGGAGTGTATATAGGTTATAGAAAGTTTGATATAGATTATTTAATAGATATATTAAATAGCAAGCATGGATTAAAATCTTACAAACCTTTTCGATTTGGAGAAACTTTTACTGGTTACGAGAATTGTAAACCCGTTTATTATTATTCTTTAATTTACGATCCAATAGATTGTGATACTTGTGGTAATAAAAAAATTTCCAATAATAAAAAAGGAAGTAAGTAAATTTTATGTTTTCAATTCAATATCGTTCTAAAACCTTTAATGAAGTATTTGGGCATAAAATAATTATTGATGAGATGAAAAAAAGATCTAAAGATAAGAATTTTCCCGAAGTAATAATTTTAGAAGGAAACTCTGGATGTGGTAAAACTACTGTTGGGTTTATCATAGCTAAATTATTAAATTGTAAAAATCCAATAATTCAAGATGATGGTCATTATGAACCTTGTAATGAATGCGAAAGTTGTAAAGATATAAATTTTGAGAAGTTTAATCGAGATGTATCATTTTTTGACGCATCTAATATGAGTAAAGACGATGTTTTAAAATTAGAAGAAAATGTTAGTAACTTTCCTTTTTATGACACTAACAAAATTATAATTTTAGATGAAGCGCAGGAGCTGAGTAAGCAGGGTAAGGGAGCAACCTTAAAACTTTTAGAGAAAAAAAGAAAAAATGTTCATTTTATTCTTTGCACTATGGATAAAGAAGCTTTGAGTGATGCCATAAAAAGACGTGGTCAAGTATATTTGTTTAAGCCAGTTGATAAGATGGATATAGCAGAATATCTAGCCTTTATTTTAAAAAAGGAAAATTTGTTTAACACCATAAATGAAGAATTTTTAACTGAAGGAATATTTTTGATCGCCGAGTCAAGTAATGGAAGTCCTGGAGTAGCGATTTCTTTGTTAGAAAGATGTATTATGTCAGAACTTTATACCAAGGATAAAATTATTGTTGAGTTAGGACTAGTATCAAATGACATCAGCACAAATTTATTAGAGAAGATCTTAAAAAAAGATACTGAAGTTTTTGAAGATTTAAAAAAAATAGATTTAAAAGAATTTTTTATGAAGTCTTTTAAGATAATGAATGATGCTTTGATATGGAAGATATCAGGATTTACAGACCAGGAATGGAAAGAAAAAGGTGCTAAAAGATTAACACAAAACGTAGATAATTTAAAATGTTTGTTGGAAGTATTCAACAAGATTAAGGTTGACCCTTACTTTAAGGAAAGTTCATTTTGGTTTGAGCTAACAAAATATTTTGATAATAATGAAAGTTTTACTTACAATAATAAAATAAATGAGCAAAAAAGAGTTCCTGTGAGATGATAATTAAAAGTAAGAGGTAACAAACTAAATGAAAGAATTAGAATATTACATAGACTTGATTAAGAAAGATAGTTTCAATTTTTATTCAAAAGAAGCTTACCAAAAGTTAATTTTGGAGATATTAAAAAGTTGGAATGAAGATAAATATTATAAAGAATATGAATAAAAATAGAAATTTTCTAGGAGGAAAAATTTATGGAACAGCAATATATTATCGACCCCATGTTTATTTATTGGCTACAAGTTATTCCTAATATAGGGATATTTTGTTGCACTATTGCTACAATTTTAGCAGTAAGCCTTTGGTATACATTGGTTTGTTACAGAAAAAATAGATTTTACTAAAAAATATACAATAGTTTTAAGTATTATAGCGATATTCTTCTTTATTGTTTATATCATTATCCCTTCTAAAGAAACTATGATAGGAATGTATGTAGCAAAAGTAGCTACTAAAGATAACGTAATGAAAGCTTATAAATTTTCTAAATCAGAGCTAAAAGATCTTGTTACATTTACAGTAGGAACTATTAATGGAACAATAACAAATACATTAGATCATATCCCATTAAAGGCAAATATTAAAATTGAAAAGTAAAAAAATAATAAATATTAAATAAAAAAATTTATAAAGGAGTAAGAGATATGGAAAATTTTACAATTTGTGAGAAATGCTTAAGATATTACCCATCGCCTTGGTTAGAAAAATATAAAGGACAATTTTCTATTGAAAGTCAACACCACGAATTGCTTAAATGTTGCGATAATTATTTTTCTACTAAAACAGATTTTGTTACAGGAAAAATTATTGAAAATCATGTATTATGCAAAGATGTAAACAAAGATGGGAATTGTGCCTTTTATCTAGAGTCAAATTATAGAAAAATTATAAAAGGAGAATAGATAACTATTATGATTGATCAAAATTTAAAAGAAGAATTTTTGAAAATTTACAGGGCTTATGCAGATGTAAAAAACGAGACTAAAGAGATGAATGCTGGAGTAAAGGACCTTATTAAGGTATTTGCAAAAAAGATGGAGGTTAAACCAGCTATTATTTCTAAGGCTTTTGCTTATAGGTATAAAAAAGCTGAGACGGGAGAAGATGATATTTGGGATATTCAGCAAGTAATGCAAGAAATTGAGAATGATTAATAATTTAATTAATGATTAAACAGAATAATTTTATGTGGTGGATTATCCCATTAAATATCTCAAACCTCCTTTCAAAGAGGGCTTAAAGGATTGGCGACTTTAGGCTCTAAATTTTATTTTTTTTAGGAATATAAAGATGACAAATAAAGAATACAATATTTTAATGCTTAATTTTGCTATTAGCTTACTAATATTAATTATTATATATGTTATATTATTTTTTTATAGGATTTGATTTTTATGACGAGATACTTTAAAATAATATTGTTAATAATGGCGGATTTTTTAGTTAAATTTTTATTATGTTTATTTTTCAAAAGCAAAAGAAGGTAAAATTTAAAATGAGCATACTAGATTATATTGATATTAAATTTCTTATCAACTCCTTAAACTTAGATATGAAGGAACATCATAATTATTTTTTAGGAAAATGTATTTTTCATCAAGATAATAAACCCTCGTTTTCTATCCACAAAGATGGATATTTTAGATGTTTTTCCTGTGGGGCTCAAGGAAGTTTGGCAAAACTTGTTTACAAATTAACTGGAAAATCAATTTATAAATTTTTTAACATAACTGACATCAATTCATTTCATTTTGAAAATTCAATAAAAAATAAAAAAGATGATAAACAAAGAGCTAGTTTTGACATAAAAGACATAGAGATAAAAGGTAATTTACTAGATATAAAAGACTCTAAGGATGAAAAGTTATTGGAGTATGTAAATAAAAGAAATTTATCTAATTATTTTATAGACTATTTTGACATCAAGTATTGTACTTATTGTAAAGTAAATAATATCGAGTTTAGAAATAGATTAATGATCCCAATTTATAATGATGGGAGGTTAACGGGTTATGAAGGGAGAGATTTTACAAAATTACAAAAACCTAAAGTATTGTATAGCAAAGGTACTGATGTATCTACTTTGTTCAATTTTGATAATCTCAATAGGGATGAAACTCTTATCTTGGTTGAGGGGGTTATGGACTTGCCTTTAATATTTACTGAGATTACCGAAAATGTAACTTGTTTATTTGGAGCAGTTATAACAAATAAGCAAAAGAAACTATTAAATGAGTTTAAAAAGGACATTGTATATTTTCAAGATAACGACGAGGCCGGGGATAACTCAGTAAAAGAGTTAGACAGTTTTTTAGAAAAAGAATTTTATATAGCAAAGTCAGAAAAAAAAGGACAAGATCCTGGAGATTTGAAATTAGAAGAATTAAGAAGTTGTTTAAACAACAAAATTAAGTCAATAGATTATTTTTTAGATAAAAGTAATTTATTTTATAAGGAGGAAGTGACATGGTGTTGAGACAGTTTATTAATCCTGTAATTTTGCATGAGGACCGTAATAAATATATTGGAACAGCTATTGCAGGATGGATAGAAAGATTTAAAGGACAAAAATATTATAAATTAAGATTGACTGGTTTAATATCTATGATAATTATTGGTTTTTCTGAGATTGGAGCGCCTTATAGAGAAACTCATAAAATTAATTTTTTAAATAAAACAGTAAAGGAGAGATAAAATGGTAAATGAAAATATCAAAGTTTGGAAATTGAATGATTATGAGTATTATGCAGGTAAATCTTTTAAAGAAGTATTGGAGTATGCAAGAGATTTAACAGGGCTATAGGAGAATATATAAATATATGAGATCACAATTACTAAGAAAATTTTTGAGTAAAAAAGCTAATAATAATAATATAGAAAAATCAGATATAGAAAATAATTTAGGTTTTTTGTTATTTGCAGTAAAACAATTTTGTAATAATAATAATTGTCAACATTTAATAGAGGATATGATTCAAGCGGGAAGTTTAGGACTTTTAGAAGCTTGTAAGAAGTTCGATAAAAATAGGGGTACTAAATTTACTACGTATGCTATAAATTGGATAAAGGCATTTATGTATGATGAATTAAATAAACAAAATATTATTTATCTTCCTGATAACAAAATATTGGAAGGTGTAAAACATACAGAAGTGATAAGTTTTAATAGAGAATGTCAAAACAAAGATTATGATAGCAATAATATATTAGATAGTTATGCTTTACCAGAAGTAAAAGAAAATTATGATGTAGTAAAACTTTCTTTTATAAGATTGATTCAGGAAACTTTATTCAGTAAAATAAATAATTTGCTGGGCGATTTTGAGAAAAAAGTTATTGAGCTTAAATACTATAAAAACTATTCTTTCTCAGAAATAGGAAATGAGTTAGGATTTACAAAACAAAATGCTAATGTATATGAAAAATTAGCAATTAAAAAATTAAGAGCAGATAAAGAGATTCAGAATTTATATCCTTTATACCAAGATCTATGTTATAATTAAAACAAGAATAATTTGAGGTAGAAATAAAATGAAATTGATAATCTTAAATTTTATATACAATCTTTTTATTAAATACTATAATTATGTTTCTAGTTTAATTGAACCATCACCTATGTGGGATGTTTACCCGTTTATGAGTAAAATACTGATGTGGAAAATTTGGGAAAAATGTGATAATCATCCTTTAAATAAGGAGTCAACAAAACAAATGATTAAAGATATAAAAGAAAATTTAGGGTTAGATCCTATTAGAAAATTTTAAATAATTTTTTTAACTATTTTTTATTTCTATATACATCAATAAATTAACTTATCAAATAACTCATCAAAAACTTTATTTTTTCTAAAATCTATTATATAATATATGTATAAAATAAATGGAAAAAAATCCAGAAAATAAAATCTGGTCGATCGATCTGATTAATCGATTGTATCTCCGGGAAACCGGAAGGGGATTATATGAAACAAAAAGACGTTGACAGAGTAAAAAGATATAGAAAAGCATATCCAAATGACAAAAGGAAAGATGAAGATATTTTATCTGACATCAAATTAGAAATTAAACAGCACAAGGATATTTGCAAAAAATTCAAGTTTTAATCCACCCAGAGGAAGTTAACCGGGACGGCTGGAAATAATCAGCCAGCCGTATCCCCTATTTTATGGAGGAAATATTTATGGAAGAAATTAAAGTATTAGATGAATTTCTCCAAATTTGGAAAGAAAAAGCAATTGTATTTTATAACAAAGTTTCAGAAGAGTATATAATTCTTAGAGAAGAATATAATAAAATACCATATCAGTGTCGTAGTGCTTTTGGTGTTATCCCTGAAGAGTATCGTCCTATAAAACATAAGTACAATGATTTTGTTAATATGCATAAAAGTTTTATATGTTTATTGTATAAATTTTCCCCAAAAAGCTACTCTATTGCTATTGAAAAATATGTTGAAAAAGAAGTTCAAAAGAAAAGACAAAATTTTATAAAGAAAGTAGAAAAGATAGCTGGAAAAATAATTGATGCATCTAATTTAAAAATGGGTTTGAAAGCCGAAATAGATGGTATAGTAATTGGAGATAAGGCAAAAGTAAAGGTTAACACAATTTTTGCTGGAGGTTACAATATCCAATGTCTTCATTTTAGAGTTTTGGTAAAAGAAATAAAATAAGTAAGTAAGAAGGTAGTTTTATGAATCTAGCTTACAAAACTATTCCTTTAAATGAATTTTATAATTTTCTTCCTAATCCCCATAAGTCAGCAAAAGAAAGCTTAAAGTATGCTGATGAAGTGGGTAGTTTAATAGCTAGAGTAAAATTTTCAGAAGCATTATTCAATCAATTAAATTATCATATTTTAGATCAGTATATGGTTATTTGTCTTTATAATAAAAAAATTATAGGTATTTCTAAATTCGGACATTATGTTACTGACACTAATAAAGATTATTGGATGTTAGGGTTTATATCAGTTGACCCGGCATACAAAAATAGAGGAATATCAAAAGAGCTTATTAAATTAACAATCCAATTTTTGGTAAATAATAAAATAGACAAATTTAAGTTATCTTCTCTTGAGGAAGAAGGAAAATTATATAAGGTAGCCCATTATTTTTATAAAGAATGTGTTAAATATAACATAGACTTAACTTTAGGGTACGGGGACTGGGAACTAGAAAAACAATTAAAAAGTGAAAAATAATTTATTAAAAAGCTTGATTTATTTAAAATTTAAGGATATAATATTATAAAGAATAAGGAAGGAGAAGTTTATGAAATTTAGAGATTGGGTATTATTGGTTAATAGCAAAACCAGATGGAAAAGTAAATCATAAGCTTTTTACTAATTTAACTGAGATTAAGCATGCTTTAGAAGTTGATATGCCAGATAGAAAGAAGCTTATTCTAAAGTTTGTAGACTCAATAAATGAAGCGGTAACAAAGTATGAAAATGGAAAGAAGATAAAGGGAAATTTTTCAGCCAACGATATAGATGAATTTAGGGATATAGAATAAAGGAGGAAATTTATGAAAGTTTTAACAAAATTTTCCAAGGAAAGTTTGGAAAAATGCAAGGATTGGACTCTTACACTTGATAACTGTCCCAATAAAACTTTTAATATTTCAGGCGATTATCATACGGCTCAAAGTAAGGCTAGAAGATTGGCTAAACTATTTGATTCTGTATCTTATACTCTAAGGATAAAATAAGAAGAATAAGAAGAGGTAAAATTTTATGGTTACAAAAAAGATTAGAATTCATGAGACAATTATAAATGGCTTGAAAAA